GCCATAGCGTATGCTGTCCAATAATAGCTGTGCCAGACGTGCCTCTCCGGCGGTGCGCCGCATCTGCTGATGTAAAACACGCTCCAATATAAGCGAGGACTGTCGGGACTTTCGGTTGAGACCTTCAAGCTGGAACATGGGGTTACGGCCAGAAAGTGCGGCCATAAGATATGTGAGGACTGTATCCGCAATGGCGCGGGTGTCGGCGATGACGGCTTTTTCTCGGAAGTCTGTCGCGTCTGGCCTAACATATACGTCATGAGCGCGATCAGCTTCTTTCCAATGGTCATAGCGTTTCCTAATCTTGTGATAGGACATATCAACCATCGACTTAACATAGTCGACAATCCGACGCTCCTGCTCTTCATTGAGGAGATGCGATATGTCTTCGTATGCAACAAGTTGTTCGGCGAACTCAGAGAGATCGACAACTACGCCCTCGTTAGGGCCAGCGGCGTATTCCGCGCTTCTATATGCGGAACCTGATGCTGTTGTACGTGCTTTGGGGCCATTTACGCTCATGGACTAAAGATACCTTCTGTTGTGTGGGTGGTCGTCCCTACAAACCCCAACCTGTCCATTTTGGAATGGCATGGCCGACGCGGGTTTTGAGAGATTTACCTAATGATGAAACGTCATGATTATTAAGAGATTGGCTTGCGTCTGCGTGTAGTGACCACGCTTCTGGACTGATTGATGTTCGTGATAAAATATCTACAGCCATTGTAGCGGCGTCGACTTGGTCGTCGTGGTTGCCGCCGGGGAATGTTACGCACTCCTCGATGAAGGCGTCGAGCCAATCAGATTGATCAGGCACGAAGACCCGACCGCCCTCGATTATTGGGAGGATGGCGTTGACGCGTGCGACTTTGTCGTGGACTACTTTGTAGGGGATTACGGCCATACCACTCTCGCGCTTGAGTTCTTGTATTAGGGATTGGCCAGAGGCTTTGTCTTCTATGTACATTGCGCGTAGGCCACGTCCGCGCCAGCGGTTGTTGAGGCGAATGAGGCGTTGCTTGAGTTCGGGGAAGTCGTACTTGCCGCGCATGATGTCGACGATGTAAATGTCGCCGTTCCTGTCCATGCCAGCGACGACAGCTACTGAGTAGTCTGCTGTTTCTGTTTTCTTGAAGGCTGTGTCGACTGCGATGATTAGGGTCGAGAAGTTTTCTGGGGAGAGGTCTGATGGGTACTTCTGCCACCACTCTGTCTTGATTAAGTTACCGCCCTGTATGAATGGCTGTTGCTGGTAGAGTGATGCGAACTCGCGCGGGTTGAGACGTTCGCGGCGTTTAAGGTCTTCGAGCGGAAAGCGTTCTGGCCATAGGGGTGCTTCCTCTGTCTCGGCGATTGTACGCTTGGCTGGAGAGAGGGCGTTGAGGTCTTTGGCCTGCATGTATTGTGGGTGGTCTTCGGGTAGGTGGTTGCGACGGATTTTTCCGCTGGCTACTTGCTTGATGGCAGGGAAGTTGATGTGGTGCCATCTGCCTTCCGCCCAGTCTTCTGTTTGTTGTAAGCGGCCTGCTAGGTCGTCTGGATGCCAGCGCGTGAGGATGATGATCTGCTTTGGCTTAGTGCCGTTTGTTTCTGGCTGGAGCCGGGTGGCTAGGGCAGAGGTGTAATAGTTCCACGTCTTGTTGCGCTGGGTCATACTCTCTGCGTCTTCACGGGCTTTTATGGGGTCGTCGACGAGTAGAAGGTTGGCTGGTCGGCCTGATGTTGTACCGCCGATGCCAACTGCGAAGTATGCTCCACCTTCTTCTGTGCGCCATACGTCTGCGGCGCGGCTATCTTGAGAGAGGTGGAAGTCGGGGAAGGCTTGCGGGATGGACTTGTCTTCTACGACCGCGCGGATTTGGCGGCCGAAGTCTGTGGCCAGTTGGCTGTTGTAGGAACAGGACATTGTATAGCGTTGAGGGTTCTTAGCCATGTAGTAGGATGGAAAGAGGACTGTGCCAAAGGTGGATTTGGCGTGACGAGGCGGCATTGTGATGAGGAGGTTGTCCACACCAAGAGTGCCGCGCTCTAGTTTGTCTAGGGCGTCGATGAGTTCTAGTTGAAAGTCTGCGAGTTCCCAGTCCGGGTACATTAAGCGTACAAAACCTTCGAAGCTGTCGGATGCGTCGCGTAGGCGGAGTAGGTATCGAGCGACTTCGCGCTGAGATAAGTCAGGCATTCTTGCGGCGCATCTGCTGTGACATAAGGATTTCAAACTTGGCTTCTGGATCGCGTATGCCGTCCGCCATGACAGACATGAAGTGGTCGAAGATAGCGGCCTTGCGCTTTTCGGGTGGGACTGCGGACAGGTCTTGTTGTTTCATAGCGTGCGCGAACTCCGATATGGTTAGCTCGGATGGCAGGCGGTCTTTCTGGTGGTTCTTAATCAGCATCTTCTACGATCTCCCCTTCAATAGTGTTGATGCCAGACGCGATTGCTTCTAGTTCCTCGCGTGACATCTCTGTTAAGTTCTTTGTTTGGTGTTCATGCTGGACATATGAAGCGTTTAGGTCAGGAACTACCTTGTTTAGGAGCATTCCGAACACACGGGCTTGGGTTGGTGTCCATTCCTTGCCATTCATTACCACTTCATTGGCCACTGTGATCTGATCGCCTACAAAACGTGCGATCTGTCCGCGTATTTGTGCGGATTGGGCTGGAGTTAGGTTGTGTTTTTCTACATTTGCTACGGCTGTCTTCATCTTTTTCACTTCTGTTGATGTCTTTCTGCATCGCATGGAGCAATAACTTGCTCGGCTCTCGTGACTTTTGCGCGTCACAAACTTTTCTCCACATGTCTTACATACTATTTCGACCCGGCGGCTGTCGTACCTGTTAGACGTTTTCATTTTTTGCTCCGCTTACTTGTTGGGTAGGGGAGGTGACTAGATATACGCGCGACCCTCCGGCGGGATGACCCCCCGCCCCCCGCATGTGGGTAACGTCTGTGTCACACACAGGTCGCAGAGCGACCCAAACCGTTGATTTTGCAGGGTTTTTGCTCCCCATGTAGGGGAGTTTTTGGCCTTGTGTGTGCAGACGTTTCACGCGAACCCTTCCCGTGCCTATGCACAATGGGGTTAAAAACCCCATCAGCAATCTTTTCAACAGCTTACAGGAAATCATCGGCGGGGATCGTCCGCACACACACGTATGTATCCCGAAGGGACTTATAGGGTGAGGTTGGTCGATGTCGATCAGCCTGTGGCGTTGCGTCTTGCGCATCGCTCGCCACGTATTCACTCGCGCATAGGAGAACTCACCATGGGTAAGATTTTAGACCTCACAACGCTTGCAACTTCACGCGATCACGCACTTGCGTGGACTTCTTCGAAGTCTGCAACAGCCAAGAAATCAATTCACGCACAGGTGGTCGCCAAGTCGAAGACTTCCAAGCGCGTGCGTTGGACTAACCTCGCGAAGGCGATGGCCGAAGGCGACAACTTGCGGATCAACGCATACGCACAGGTTGGCGAAGCCAAGGCGCAAGCATGGGCGGCAGTCAAGGCCGCTAACGCACCTGCAACGGCGAAGCCGAAGGCCAAAGCCAAGGTCGCATCTGCGAAGCCGAAGGCTAACCCAGCGAGCATCAACGCACTTGCGAAGCAAATCGCAGGCATGGACGAAGCCATGCAAGCGGCGTTCCTGACAGCGTTCGCACAAGCGCGTAAATAATCACCCTCACACACCTGATCAAAGCTCTGCACGCACATGCGTGTAGGGCTTTTTTTTGTGCCAACAAAGGAGATACGCACATGACTACACGAAAACGACGACGCGACACCGTCGCGCTACGCATCCGCATAACCGAGGTCTTAGGCACAGTTGCCATGGGCGCAATGATGGGCTTGCTCATCGCATGGTTGGGCATCAACTGGATCACAGGCTGTGGCGAGACCACGCGCACGATCACAGGCAAGTACATCAAGGGCGAGTGTGTTCTCGTGCCATGGGTGAAGCCATGAGTGCGGTTAAATACTACCTCGCAGACATATGGCTATGTCATGGCGATTTTGAACACATGCACGCGATATGCTTCGAAACGTCTGGTGATCCCAAGGATTATCACGAGCAAATAGCAAGAAATTGGTTCGCAGATGGCGACGCAGAGAAGGACGAGAACGGATGGTACTGGAA